TCAAGTGTTTCATTGTTGCTGCGTGTCGATGAATACTTTAACCCTACACAGATATCATAATGGGACGCACTAACGAAAAATTATGGGAAAAGGCTAAGGCTGAAGCTAAAGCCAAGATGGGTGGAAAGCACTCGGCAAGAGCAATGCAACTAGCAGGTAAAATCTATAAAGATAAAGGCGGTGGGTACACAGGTGAAAAGACTAAGGCACAGAAAAGTCTTAGTAAGTGGACAAAGCAAGAGTGGGGTACAAAGTCAGGTAAACCTTCTACACAAGGTTCACAGGCTACAGGAGAACGGTACTTACCCAAGAAAGCTATAGAGGCTCTATCGCCAGCAGAATATGCAGCTACCTCTAAAGCTAAACGTGAAGGAACAAAGCAAGGAAAGCAGTTTGTGAGCCAACCTAAGGCTATTGCTAAGAAGGTTCGACCTTACAGGAAAACATAATGGCTAGACAATTATCTGAACTACAACAAAAATTCCTAGATGTCTTATTCGATGAGGCAGGGGGAGATGTTAATCGTGCTAAAATATTAGCGGGTTACTCCCCTACGTATTACACTCGTGATATTATTAAAGGGCTTAAAGAAGAGATTTTAGAGGCAACTCAGATCTTTATGGCACGTAATGCCCCACGTGCAGCTATGTCACTTGTAGATGGCATGGTAGATCCTACAGAGTTAGGCATCAGAGACAAACTCAATGCAGCTAAAGACTTGCTAGATCGTGTAGGTTTAGCTAAGACAGAGAAGATGCAGATTGAGACGAATAATGGGTTAATGATTCTACCCCCCAAAGATACTTCTCAAGATGACGAGTAACTATGGGACACAGTGTATTGCCATTAAGAAAGGCAGCAGGCAAGTGGCTATTGCCTCAACCGAAAGATGCAGCTGCAACGGGGGAATACGTACCCATACCAGTAACAGTAACATTAGTTAAGCCCCCATTTGGGTACAAGTTTTCTGAAGAATCTAAGCTGTTATTAATACCCATACCCCATGAACTAGAAGCATTAGAGAAAGCTAAAAAGTATTTAAAGCAATACGCTTCTCGTAATGTAGCTGCATGGTTAACAAAGGTTACAGGAAGGTACATTAGTCATGTTGGTTTATTACATCGTGTAAAGAATGAGCGACAAAGAAGCGCCAAAGTTAGCATACTTAGGTCATGGGCCAGAAGGTACAAAAAAGCCCTTGAGCTTGCGGAAAAGTACGAAGACAAAAAAGGTACAAAAGTCTACAACATCGCAAAAGAGATCGTTGAAAGTGCCAGACATCTCGATCCAGACTTCAAGTCAGGAACAGGAAGAGATAGTACAAAGACAAAAGGCACAGATTGAGCAGATAGCAAAAGACAATAATGTTGTATTTAAGCCCAATGCAGGACCTCAATCTTCATTTTTAGCTGCAAGTGAACGTGAAGTATTGTATGGAGGGGCAGCAGGAGGTGGTAAAGCACAGCCCCTTTATGCAAAAGTAGCTACGCCGTTTGGGTGGAAGTGCATGGGCGATTTGCATGTCGGTGATTTTGTATGTACTCCAAATGGAAAAACTGCAAAAATTACGCACCTACACCCGCAGGGTATACAAGACATATACACTGTGACATTTCAAGACGGGTCTAAAGTAGAATGCACTGGAGATCATCTGTGGATGTCTAAACCAATACGAGATGGTGCAGTTAGATGGAAGCCAAGAACTACTTTAGAAATATTAAAAAGTAAAAGAACACACGTAATACCCCTGGGTGTTACAGAACAACATGAGCAAGATCTTCCTTTAGACCCTTATGTTTTAGGTTTTTTACTGGGTGATGGCTCTATAACAACACGCTCTATTAGTATTACAACTGCAGATATAGAGTCTGCTGTTGAGCTTGCTAAATATGTTGAAGTTACTAAAAGAGCGAGTAAATACACATACGGCATACGTGGCATAGCTAGTATACTTAGAAGTTTAAATTTAATAGGAACAAATTCGTATACTAAGTTTATACCTGATATATACATGAAAGGAAGCATACAGCAACGGCTATCTTTACTTCAAGGTTTACTAGACACAGATGGCTATGTTTCTGTGGATGGCAAAGTTAACTACACCAGTATGTCTCCTTTTTTACTTTCTTCTGTAGCTGAGTTAATAAGAAGTGTCGGAGGTACTGCTAAAGTCTTTAAAGGGCATACGTTATACATACGACACCCAGATAGTAGTTCTTTATTTCGTTTAGCAAGAAAAAAACAAAGGTGCCATACTAAGACTATCAATAATAAAATACTTAGTATTGAAAAAACAGGCAAGTTTTATGCACAATGTATAACTATTGATTCAGAAGAACAACTGTATATAACAGACAACTATGTAGTAACACACAATAGTTTTGCCATGCTAGCAGATCCCATGCGATATATGGGACATCCACAGTTTAGTGGGCTGTTACTACGACATACAACAGAAGAATTACGGGAACTGATTTGGAAAAGTCAGGAGTTGTACCCAAGAATCTATCCTGGGATCAAATGGTCCGAGAGAAAGATGCAGTGGCAGGCACCAAGTGGAGCAAGACTATGGTTTTCTTACTTGGATCGTGACGAAGATGTACTGAGGTATCAGGGACTCTCATTCAGTTGGGTAGGTTTTGATGAATTGACGCAGTGGTCAACTCCATTTGCATGGAATTACATGCGTTCTCGCTTGCGGAGTACCGCACCAGATCTCCCTACCTACATGAGAGCCACTACAAACCCCGGTGGTCCTGGTCATGTGTGGGTTAAAAAGATGTTTATTGACCCTAGTCCTGCTGGTAGGGCGTTCTGGGCTACAGACATAGACACAGGTGACACACTTTCGTACCCAAAAGGTCACAGTAAAGAAGGTCAACCTCTGTTTAAGCGCAGGTTTATACCTGCTATGTTGTCCGATAACCCCTATCTTGCTGAAGGCGGTGACTATGAGACTATGCTTTTGTCACTTCCTGAACATCAACGTAAGCAATTGCTAGAAGGTAACTGGGATGTGGCTGAAGGTGCTGCATTTCCAGAGTTTAATCGTCGTATACATGTCATTAAACACGAACATATACCCGGTAACTGGGTTAAATTCAGGGCATGTGACTATGGATACGGCTCATATTCAGCAGTATTGTGGTTTGCTGTATCTCCTGCAGAGCAAGTGATCGTTTATCGTGAATTATACGTAAGTAAAGTACTAGCCAAAGACTTAGCCCACATGGTTATGGATTGTGAACGTAATGATGGACAGATCCGTTATGGTGTTCTTGATTCTTCCTGTTGGCATCGTAGGGGTGATACTGGTCCTTCACTTGCTGAGCAAATGATCATGGAAGGCTGTAGATGGAGGCCAGCAGATCGTAGTGCAGGTTCACGTGTAGCAGGTAAGAATGAGATACATCGTAGGCTACAGCTTGATGATTTCACTCAAGAGCCTAGATTAGTAATTATGGATAACTGTACAAACCTGATTGCACAACTGCCTACACTACCTTTGGATAAGTCTAACCCAGAGGACATTAATACAAAGTCAGAAGATCACTTATATGATGCATTGCGGTATGGCGTGATGAGTAGACCTAGATTTTCGATATGGGATTATGATCCAGCTACAAGTAGATCGAATCAAATGCCAATGGCATGTAAAACATTTGGATATTGATAATGGATGAAGAGTTCACAACAGACCGTCAGCTTAGTTTAGATGACGTAAGCAAGAGTGGTGTAGAAGATCCTGTAGCTGCACCTGTTATTAATTACGTCAATGGTAAATTTAAAGAGGCTGAGAATGCTCGTCGTGTGGATGAAGAACGGTGGTTAAGGGCATATCGTAACTATCGTGGTATCTATGGCCCAGATGTGCAATTCACTGAGACTGAGAAGAGTCGTGTTTTCATTAAAGTTACCAAGACTAAAGTTTTAGCAGCCTATGGTCAGATTATTGAGGTACTCTTCTCTAACAATACATTCCCGATTAGTGTAGAGCCTACAGTCCTTCCTGAGGGTGTTGTAGGCGATGTTCACTTTGATCCTAAGGAAAGTAAGCAGAAACCTTTACCTGAGCCTATGTCATCGCCTTATGGCTTTGCAGGGGACGGTAAACCACTTCCACCAGGATCTACCTTTAATACATTGATGGAAAAGCTTGGCTCACTAAAAAATAAGCTAGGCAATGTAACAGGTCTTAAAGAGGGTGTAGGACAGACACCCACTTCTATCACATTTAGCCCTGCCATGGTAGCAGCTAAAAAGATGGAGAAGAAGATCAAGGATCAACTTGATGAGAGTAAAGCTACTAAGCAATTACGCAATACAGCATTTGAGTTAGCCCTCTTTGGTACTGGGATCATGAAAGGTCCCTTTGCTTATGATAAAGAGTATGCTAACTGGAAAGAAGATGGAACATATAGCCCTGTTATTAAAACAAGACCAGATACATCCCATGTAAGTGTGTGGAACTTTTATCCAGATCCAGATGCTCATAACATGGAAGACGCATCATTTATTGTGGAGAGACACAAGCTAAGTAGATCTCAATTACGTGATCTTAAGAAGCGTCCCTTCTTCCGTAAATCAGTCATTGATACAGTCATTGAACGTGGTGAGACTTATGTGAAGAAATATTGGGAAGATGATCTTAGCGATTATCGTACCGATACAGGGGTTAATCGATTTGAAGTAATAGAGTTCTGGGGCACTATAGATCGTGAGATGCTTGAAGATAATGGTGTCAAGATCCCTGATGTATTTAGTATGGCAGATGAATTACAAGCTAATATCTGGATTTGTAATCGTCAGATTATCCGCATGGTACTGAATCCATTTAAACCTGCCAAGATACCCTATCACGCATCACCTTATGAACTGAACCCTTATTCATTCTTTGGTATTGGTGTAGCAGAGAATATGGAAGATACGCAGATTCTAATGAATGGATTTATGCGTATGGCAGTTGATAATGCTGTGCTATCTGGCAACTTAGTCTTTGAAGTCGACGAGACTAACTTAGTGCCAGGACAAGACATGCAAATCTACCCTGGTAAGATATTCCGTAGACAGGGTGGGGCACCAGGACAAGCTATCTTTGGTACTAAATTCCCTAATGTATCGAATGAGAATATGCAAATGTTTGACAAGGCTCGTGTCTTGGCAGATGAATCCACAGGCATACCTTCATTCTCGCATGGGCAAACAGGTGTAGCAGGCGTAGGACGTACTGCAAGTGGCATTAGTATGTTAATGAATGCAGCTTCCGGTACAACAAAGACAGTGATTAAGAATGTAGATGATTACTTGCTACGTCCTTTAGGTGAGGCATTCTTTAACTTTAATATGCAGTTTGACTTTGATCCAGAGATTCGTGGGGATTTAGAAGTCAAGGCACGTGGTACTGAAAGTCTCATGGCAAATGAAGTACGTAGCCAGCGGTTAATGCAATTCCTGCAGATTGCAAGTGCCCCTGCACTAATGCCTTTTGCCAAGTTCCAATACATTATTCGTGAGATTGCTAAGTCAATGGATCTTGATCCAGATAAGGTAACGAATAACATGGACGAAGCTGCATTGCAGGCTGCATTAATGGCAGCACAACAACCCCAACAACCTGCTGCAGCAGCACCTGGAGGAGTTCCCGGTGTAGCAGATACAGCAGGTACAGGCGGGGGTAACATCGGTGTAGGTCAAGTACCCACACCTGGAGAACAAGGATTTACAGGTAATGTCCAACAACCAAGACCAGCACCAGCACCTCAACAGGCTTAAGAGTGTATTTAATACACACATTGTATGGGAATCATTTACAGCTGTATTAGAAAGTAAAGCAAGAAGCTATTACAAAATTTTAGAGCAAGCTAAAGATCCCATTGATGTGTACAGAGCACAAGGCGCATTAGATGCCCTTATGAAAATGAAAAGGCTAAGAGATGAAATCAATGCCCAAGAGTAGAGCTAAGAAACAAATGAAGAAGCTGTTTGAGGACGGTGGACTTCTTCAAGAGGGTGGCACAGTAGATAAAGATAGTGGCAATGAAGTACCCGTAGGCTCACTTAAAAAAGAAGTACGTGATGATATCCCTGCACAATTGAGTGAGGGCGAGTTTGTATTCCCTGCAGATGTAGTACGTTTTATTGGCCTACAGAAACTCATGGATTTACGTCAGGCAGCTAAAGAAGGCTTAGCTAAGATGGAAGCTATGGGGCAGATGGGCAATGCAGATGAAGCCACTGAAGATGACACAGGTGAGTTTGAGACTGAACTTGATGACATCTTAGATGAGATTGAAAGTGAGTCAGAGGAAGAGGGTACGGAAGAGGATAGCCCATCAAAAAAAGCTAAAGGGGGACAGGTCCGCATGGCAGTAGGTGGTCTTGCTTCCCCCAATCCTTTTACTACACCCTTTAGTACAGAACGATACAGTAAAGCTGGACAGAAGGATATCTTTATTCCTACATTCAGCGGACAGCCACAAGGTGCTATTCCTGAAGGATTTCAAAAGAGTACAAAAGTACAAAGCTTCGGTGGGGTATTTAGAGAAGCAGGCGAGGCTAAACCCACAGTAACAGCTACAACAGGTCAGAAAACTACTGCAGATTTAACTAAGACAAGTACAGCTGCAACTACAGATCTGACCAAGACTACTACGGCAATACCTGATGCATACAAAGATTTAGACACCGACACTGATACAGATCAGTATCTCATTAATCTTGCCAAGAAAGATGAAGAAAAATATGCATCGGAAGATAAGGCTAAAGGTAGAGCTTGGACTCGTGGTACGGTACTAGACAATCCATTTAAAGATGTAAAAGATTTAGGCACTGTATCTGTGCAAGTTGGTACGGACACAGATGGACAACCTATATTTGAAGAGCAAAAAGCTTCATTAAAAGATTGGTTACTAAAACAGACAGATCCTGCATCAGCAAAGATAGCAGAGTTGGTATCTCACAAAACTACAGATATTCAAAAAATAGAGCAGGATGGTGATGTCTACTACCGTATATCAGGAAAAACGGGTGGTGCAGATAGGGAGCGCATGTCACAGACCTACAAGGAGATAGGCGATCAACTTGTACCTGTAGGCAAGGCTAGTTTCTATAAAGGTGCACATCCAGATGCAGCAAAGGTAAAAGGCATTGCACAAGTAGCTGGTATATTTGCTGCCCCATTTACAGCGGGATTATCCACTTCTATTGGCTCTGCCATTATGGGTGCAGGTGCAGTTGGTGCACAGACAGTAGGTTCGGCAGTACTTGGTGCTACCTTTAACGGGTTAACTGCCGCAGCCACTGGTGGGAACATAGGCAAGGCCATGATCGGTGGTGCAGCAGCAGGTGCTCTCAATGCCAATGCAGGTGAAATTACTACAGCCATTATCGGTGCAGACAATTTAAATAGCATTGCTAATACATTAAACTTAAAGCCAGCACAAGTATCCAATATATTTGTAGGTTCTATAGGTAGTGGCGTTACAACTGCTATACGTGGCGGTGATTTCGGTGATGTACTAACGAGCTTTAAAGATTCACTCATATCTTCTGGTGTATCTGAAATAGCTGCAGCCAATGTAATGAAATCCCTATCAGGCACAATGGATCCTGATAACTTAAGACGTATTGGTACGGCGACTAAGATGTTATCGAATGTTGCAATTAATGCTTCTATGAAAGGTTTAGATATTAATAAAGCAATTCAGTATTATGCACCTACAATAATGACACGAGCATTGACTACCCCAGGCGGAGGATGATATAATAGATAGTTAGCTACAGAAGGGTGTAGCTTTCAAATAACAATAACCCTTCATTATGGGCCATTTAAAATGATAGCCTTTGGGCCACCTGATAAGACAGCCCCCACTTCAAGAGGTAAATATGTCAGATCAACAGCAAGAAGTACAACAAGTAAAAGTTGCAGGTTTTATTAAACGCTCAGCTAATCATGAACGTATTAAAGAAGAAGAGGAAGAGCTAAAACAGTTGATGGAGGATAATAAAAAAGATACACCTCCAGAAGATGATAACATTGAACCCGATAGCGCAGAAGAAAGAAGTTTTAAAAAGCGTTATGGTGATTTGCGTAGGCATTCACAGAAGCAACAGGTTGAACTGCAAAAGCAAATCGATGACTTAAAAGCTCAACTCGATAATACAGCAAAACAAACATTTAGTCTGCCTAAGTCCGAGGATGAACTTGAGGCATGGGCAAATGAGTATCCAGATGTAGCAAAGATCGTAGAGACTATTGCCATTAAGAAAGCACGTGAACAGTCACAAGAACTTGAATCACGGCTACAGAAGATTAATGAGATGGCAGAAGAAACTGCTAAAGAGAAAGCTGAAGCAGAGCTAATGCGATTACATCCAGATTTTGCCAAGATACGTGACCAGGACGAGTTCCATGAATGGGTTGAAAAACAACCTCGGTGGGTGCAGAGTGCGTTGTACGACAATGAGAATGATGCGGTATCGGCAGCTAGGGCAATCGACCTATACAAAGCTGACAAGGGTATTACACAGAAACGTAGTCGAGACACAGACAGAGAAAATACAGTTAATGCTGCTCGTTCTGTACGCACACCTAATAAGACTCGTGTCGATTCTGAATCAGAGGAAGGACTCTTTTACGAATCACAAGTAGAGAAGATGTCTTCACTTGAATACGAGCGTAATCAAGAAGCCATTATTGCTGCTATTCGTGCAGGTAAGTTTGTGTACGACAAGACAGGGTACGCACGATAGTAGAGCATTTTACTTGACAAATTTAAAATAGCTTCATATAACAATATAGAGTAAACTAATATTTACTGTCAGTGTATTTGCCGACATAAGTCCTAACCAAATACGGCAGTAAATATTAGTCAATGTAACGCAACAACAATACTGACAGACTTACCTGAAGGTGAGTTAGCCCGATTAAGTAAGGGAAGCGCATCCCCAACTTAACGCACCTAACCTACTCAGCCTCTGCTGTGATGTGTTGAGCGTATATAAATATATGCCTAACATACCGTAGGAGGTTATATCATGGCATTTCCAAAGGCAGCAGGTTATAATAATCTGCCAAATGGGAATTTTAGTCCCGTAATCTACAGCAAGCAAGTACAACTTGCATTCCGTAAATCATCTACCGTAGAAGATATCACCAACAGTGATTACTTCGGTGAAATCGCTAATATGGGCGATTCAGTAAAGATCATCAAAGAACCTGAAGTCTCTGTTCAGTCTTATGCTCGTGGCACACAAATCACTGCACAAGATCTTGATGACGAAGACTTTACCCTTGTTGTTGATCAGGCAAACTACTTTGCATTCAAGATTGATGACATTGAAGCTGCTCACAGTCATGTGAACTTCATGGCAATGGCATCTGATCGTGCTGCATATCGCTTGCGTGACCAGTATGACCAAGACGTTCTTGGCTACCTCACTGGCTTCTACCAGTCTGCAAAACATGTCAATGCTGACACGGCACGTACTACTGCCCCTGGCACTAAGGCTGTTTCTACTGCAGGTTCGGATGAACTCCTTACCACGATGAAGCTCCGTAAAGATAGCTTTGGTAACATTACCACAGCATCTGCAGGTGATCATTCGATTCCTCTTGCTGCTCGTCTTCCTGGCGCAACTGCTCTCCCCACTGCAACTGCATCACCTTTGATGGTCATTGCACGTATGGGTCGTTTGATGGATCAGCAGTTTGTTGATACATCCGGTCGTTGGTTGGTTGTCGATCCAGTCTTTATCGAGCTACTTAAGGACGAAGATAGCCGTTTGCTCAACAGTGACTTTGGTGGTTCAGGTCTTCAGAATGGTCTTGTTATTAACAATCTCCACGGTTTCCGTGTTTATGTTTCTAACAACCTTCCCAAGATTGGCACTGGTCCTGGCACTACAGGTACTGCTAACCAGAACAGCAACTACGGTGTGATCGTTGCAGGTCATGAGGCTGCTGTTGCTACTGCACAGCAAATCACCAAGACTGAAAGCTATCGTGATCCTGACAGTTTTGCTGACATTGTTCGTGGTATGCATCTGTACGGTCGCAAGATTCTCCGTCCAGAAGCAATCGTCACTGCTAAATATAACGCAGCTTAATTGGAGGAAATATAAATGGCTACCGTTGACGTATCCCCAGGAATTCAAGCAGGTACGCATCCTGCACGTTCCGTTCGTAATATGCCTTATGTGATTGAAAACGAGCTTAACTTTGCTACGGCTACAACCACTAAAGGCAGTGCACTTGGTGCTGCAGATGTTATTGAAGTCCTAGATATCCCTGCAGAATCTGTGATTCTTGCTGCTGGCTATGAAGTCACTGCTGCTATCACTGGTGATGTTACTCTTGATGTCGGTGTTACTGGCATTGATGCTGATAACTTCATTGATGGTGCTACGCTAGCTGCAGCTACTGCAGTTGGTACGTATGCACAGCAGGCTGCTGCATTCCAGCCTATTATTCTTGCATCAGCAGACACGCTTGACGTTCTGATTGCAACTTCT